TACGCCATGAAATATTGTGCCATGAACGAAGTTGGTAAGAAAATGGGAACACATTTCCCAGAAATATATGAAGAAGATGAAGAAGATGAAGAAGACGACATTGAATTTGAAGATGAAGAAATTCCTTTTACGCGGTACACAGGACGCGAATATAAGTTTGTCAAAATGAATATGGCGTATGATACTTGGGATGCGTGGGAACCAAAAAATCCGTCAGAATTAATGTTAAAAAATGCTATAGATAGTAATGAACACATCGGAACCTGAAGGGTACGAAGGAACGTCTAAACATTTTAAATTATATGATGACGATGATAGTTCTGATACTGAAAGTGATTCTGATACGGAAACAGATTCGGGTTCCGATTCGGGAATAGAACGTATAAATGTCCGTATGTTAAAAGGATATATGAAACCAAAACACTATAAAAAAATTTTAATAGAAGAAGATTTACTCCCCGATTAAAATCTCAGGATACTATATATAAAAATGTCTACTGCTGCTGAAACTGTTACGCTCGTCGCTCGTGAACTCGAGTCCCAATCCCTCAATGCCGTTGTTGCCGGCTTCTCCTTCGCCGCCGCCCTCTCGTGGATGGACTTGGTCAGGTGGACTGTTAACCAAGTTGTTAAGGTTAACAAGAACGGTGGTATGAACTACACTCTTACTGCCTTGTTCACAACGCTCTTGTCTATCTTGGTCTACGTTGGTATCTCTCGTGTCTCTACACGTGTGCAAAAGCCAACTCAACCAATCTTCGCGGTTACTCGATAAGTTTAGGCTTACGCATAACCAATAATAAAAATAAACCGGTTGCAACTACCATAAATATAGATATAAAAGCATCCCATTTACGCGGATCCTCTATTTCGGGGATACTCATAGGTGGTGGAAGAGGAGAAATATAGTCTTCTTCTATTTTAGATACATTCTCAAGTTTATCAGTAGAACACGTGACTGCAAGCTTAAGTATATGATTAGCATTTCTAAAATCGTATGGTATTAATCGATTATTACTACTGTAATAAAACTGAACACGTAAACTTGATATCGTTTTTTGTGACCCAGAATCAAAGTTATGTTCAACAGTATCGTCAACACCCGAAAAGTTAATCACATCACCACATAAGAGTATGCGGCCTGTATAAAAGGGTGTTTCTGAAAAGACAGTTTTGTTAAATTCATCAGAACCACTACTCATTTTAACAATAATTGCATCGGGACCTTGTAAGTTAATACTCCCAGTTTCCAGTGAATTCGTTGATGATGATACATTTGAAGCTGGTAAACCTAAAATATCATGAGGGGTTGTATACCCACCACTCGTAGAAGACGCATAACCATTTGTACCACCATAAAACAAAAATGTAAAATCACCCGAACCCGTAAAAGTTATAGCATTCGTATCTTTATCAAAAGTTGCATCCGTAATTATAGTACATTTTGTATTAATATGTGCAGCCAATTCTTCACCACTATAATTTCCAGCGTCTAAGGTTACAGTTTGGGTACTCCCCCCGTTTGTCAAAACATCAAATGTTTTATTTCTATCGTGTATAAGATATTGACTATTATGTATACGTGCTGATATAAGTGAAATTTTAGTCACGTCATAAATTGAATTTTTTAGGTGGACGACATAATCACTTGGATTTGAGTATAGAATGGGATCTCGTTCACCACTGTCTATATCTAAAGTATGTACCTTCATTAAAATATATGAACAATATTTTAATGAGTGTATATCACGTTTTTATTTTAAATTAAGAAAGACTATGTACTAATGGGTTATTTGAAAGTTGTCTTCTCGCAGTATCCAAACTTGTACTGGATGCATATGGATTCTCGTGACCCTTATAAGCATTAAGTTTATGATAATCATTATTTTTATATTGTTGTGTCCAACCACCACTTGCTGCATTTACTCTACCATCAATTCTGGTTGTATCCGAACGAACGCTTGTGACCATACCACCCTGGTTAAGTGCGTCAGCACGAACATTCATGCGACCTGGACCAGCGGCTCTGTTTGGTTTACCACGCCTATCGTCTGGTCTAAAACCATATTTCATGAGATCTTCGGCCGTATATGCAGAACCAAACGTTCTCTTTTCACCAATTTTGGTAGCTGGAGTATTTAAGTAACCACCCATAAAATTACTTATACCTGGGGCGGGTTGGTTATTGTATTGATATTGTTCAATAGTACCATCCATTTTGTTACGAGTTGGTTCCTGAGCCCGAGTAAGTGCAGAAACAGTTCTCTTCGCGGATGCATAATTTAATGTATCTGTTCTCAATCCCGTTTCAGATCGATTCGTTGTTCTTTTTGTACGTTCATGCTCTGGTCGGGGAGTTCGTCCACCCATACCTTGTGCTCTACCTGGTGCTGGAGGTAGACGTCCGTGTAAAAATGCGGTCTTTTCTGGTCTATTGTTTGCAACTTCCCCGACAATACCACGACGACCACCCTTTACATCGAACGCTGGACCTGACCTACCAGGTAAAGTTGTTAAACGATATGCACCGACATTTTCGGGGTTTACACGAAACAATTGTTGGTTCCCTCCAAATGCAGGAACTTCTGGACCAACACCTAAACCTGGACCAACAAGTTGTTTTTCAACTGGTGATAAGTTATTCATTCGCCCTGCGTCATACATGCGATTTCTCATAGATAAAATTTCACCCCCCGAAGAACGTTGTTGTGGTGCAATTTCAGCAAATGAACTCATTTCTTGTTTAGATATATAATTTGGTTCTACAAGTGGTGATATTGGACCCGAATATTCCGTTTGTGAAGCAATTTCCATGTTGGAAAAGTCCGATACAACTTCCGCTTCTTCTATAGTATTACCTTCTACTGTGTATTTTTCGTCTGGACGACTCAATTTTCTACCGGCATAAACTAAACCGGCTATAGCGATTATAGATATAGGATCAGCCATTCTTATTTCTTAGCGAGATTTTTATTGAGATATCTTTGCTGGAACATACCATTCTGTGTTTCGGCACGGGTACTCATTGGTTCGTATGTTTGTGTTCTGAGGGGTACTTTACACTCGACGTTTTGGAGTGGGTGAAAATTTCTTTCGTACGTTTTCGCTAAAACTTTGTTAAAACGAGATGTGCTTTGTGGTCTAAGTCTATCAGATGTCTCTATATACTGTGCTGGTGAACCTTTACCTGCCATATATGGGGCCGTACCATACAACATAGTATTTGGTCTACTTGAGCCATAATTAAGAGTACTGGGCTGAGGATATACAAAAACTTCTTCGGTTGCGCATACAGATGGAACTGCGTGATCTTGAACCACTTTCATTCCTGGTTGGAGTTGATACGCCATTTATTATTACAAAATATTTTGTTTATGGAAATCGAGTATCTACTAATGTTTTGAATGTAAAAATTTAAGTTACAGATGGTCTACTTGCGGTGATTCTCGCATCTCCATTAGGTGAGAGTCCTGCAAACGCTTCAAGTTGTGCACCTCTTGCATTTGGGTTGCACATGGTGGGATTTTGACGACACGTATCACCTCTTTTACCATGTATAAATTCATAATATGGTGTATTACCTAAAGATGTATCTGGCATACTTACAAATTGTCTTGATAATGCATTTCTTTGATATTCTGGCATTGACGAACGCGAACGGGCTGGGCCGTATTTAATATCACTCGTAATGTAATTATTTACATTTGTTTTTACAGTTGGGTAATGACATGATTGTGGTCTGTCTGGTCTATCTATGTAATCGGACATGAGAACATTTCCCATAGGATTATCTTTTGTTGGCATAGAGCATTCTTTACCTATATTGTTATATTCAGGTTCTGGTACAGTGGTTGTATTCTTAACCATGTTTGATTTCTCCATTATATAAAGAACACCGAGTGCGGTTCCACCTAAAACGAAAATACGTGGATCGCGTCTTATAAGATAAATTATACAAGATGCATAAATAATAAATCGAGCTGATGCATTAACACGGTCTGCTGAAGATTGTGTCTTTGACGGCCAAAATTCATGAACTTTGTCTACACGAACCAATTGTTTTGGATCCTCAAACCAAGATGTCATTTATATATAGTGAGTTTATTTTTTCATCATACCACCCAACATACCCTGCATCGTTTTCATCAACGCAGCTTCGTCAAGTTCACTTCCATCTTCACCCATTTTATCTGCACACTGCTTTGCAACTGTTTCAATCATGGAAAGTGTATCTTCTGGGATAGAACTAATGGTTGTACCAAGCATGTATAACGTCTGAACATATTGCCAAATCGCATTTTTTGTATTTTCAGAGGCGGATCCCCAATGTTTTTCGAGGTTTACACCTTTCATGAAATCTAAATTCTTAGATTCTTCAATAAAAAATGATTCATCTTTTGAAGAAATCTTATCTGCGTATGGTGTAACACCCTGCATAAAACCGTCTACAACTAGACGTGGGTTCGAAGCTTTCATTAAATCGAAAGCCGATAAACACTTTTTCAAGCCTTTTTCTTCTGGAAATGTCTTGTGTAATTCCACAAGAAATTGACCCATCATATCATTGAATGCGGTCACGGAAGTCATATTATACTGTAAATATGTATATTATCTTTAAGTCAGAAAATTAAAATGGTTCCGTTGATATGGTCTCTTTCTTACCTAGTCCGTTAGTAACAATAAAAAATACTAAAATTGCTATGAGTGTAGCTGGTTTCGTGTATGCACTCACTGGAAGCTTACCTTCGTTGTTGATCTTTGCTTTAAAGTGTATGTATCCTGTGGTTATAACCCCGGCGATTATTCCGGCCCACGCGGGGTCTCGTAAATAGTCTTCAAACTCCATTTAATAATACCCAACTTTTTTTGCACGGGTCTCTGATGCATCTGGAAATAAAACCCCTTCTTCTTCCTGTTGTGGTTGTGGTTTTGTGGTAATAGTTCGAAATTCGTTATCGAATGGAGATGTACGCTCTTGTTCTGGTTCCATCATTTGTTCTGGTGTTGAAGGTTCCATTGGAGCTTCCATTGGAGCTTCCATTGGAGCTTCCATTGGAGCTTCCATTGGAGCCTCAATTGGAGCTTCCATAGATGGTTCGGTATCAAATGGCTCTTCTGACGTTTCCTCTTCGTATCCATCAATCAGGTCGGGGTCTTCAGAATCACCAACTTCAGCTTCATCGAGGTCCAAATCCTGTCCCTCTTGTGTTTGAGACATATACGTTTGTAAAATCTGTTGCACTGGTATGAGTTCTTTTACAGTGGTTTCTATACACACACAAAAACGTTCATATAATTTGTCGTTTCTAGCATGTTCGTTTTGTGTTTCGTGATAAATGTATGGGTCTCTGTATAAATCTTTGGCTACGTTATTATAACACGTTTGAACAAAAACTTCATTTGTTGGAAGTTTCAGTGAAATTTTCTTATTATCTTTATTCAATCGAACTGCGGATAAAATTTTAACACAACTTACAAAAACTGCAGCTAATAGATCGTTAAACCACGCACATCTATTTGTTATATTATCAGTGTGTTGTTTAGACATGGCATCACTCCAATTTGGAACTTCTTTTAAAAGTTTTTGGTACATTACAAGAACCTTTCTACCTTTTGTGAGTTTGTATGCTTCTTCATACATGGTTTCGTATGTTTCAATCATAACTGGGCACATAAGTAAACATAATTGACCTATATATTCACGTTTTGCCTCGACGAGTATATTTAAAGGGTCACTCATATTTGTAGTATATTTACATATTTAAACTTTAAGTCTCACGCATTTCTCCTGTATTTATTTGCTGCTTTTTTAAGGTTTACGAGGGTGGGAAAACTCTCTGTATCTTCTGAATCTTCGTGTTGTTCATTTTTTCGTGATTTTTTTTTCGGTTTCCATGAAATACATAATTCGTATTCGCCTATAATCTGAACTGTAAATCCACCTATTTCAAATTGTCGTTTTATATACTGTAGTGCTTTTGCTCTGTTAAAATGGGGATACCCCATAACAAAAGAAGGTATTTGACAAAACAAATATTTATGGCCCAAATCTACTGATTGGCGTATCTTCTTTGAAATCTGTTCGTAAATTTTGGTATACGTTTCCTTTTTCAATTGATTTCTTTTTTCAGCTATATGTGTTATTTCATCAATACTGATCATTACAATTT